GAAGCCCGAACTAAGCATGACCGCTTGGAATGGCGTGGGCGATAACGTGAAGCAAGTCTTCGCCCGCGCAATCACAGCAACACCCGGACGTCCGTCCTTCACCATCATTAAGGATTAAACAGCATGGCAAATCTTGGCGAAACCTTTGAAGTCTCCTCCCTTCCGCAGGGCAACACCGGCAACTTTGATCCACTGCCGCCAGGCTGGTACTCGGCCACTATGTCGGCAGCTGAGATTAAAAACACCAAGACTGGAACCGGCCAGTACATTGCGCTGCGGTATGACATCACTGGCCCAACCCATCAGGGGCGGGTGGTGTTTGGCAACCTGAACATCCGCAACGCATCGCCAAAGGCCGAAGAGATTGGTCGCCAACAGCTTGGTGACATCTGCCGGGCTATCGGTTTGGCACGGGTTGGAGACACAGACCAGCTCATTGGCAACAGCCTGATGATTAAGTTGGATGTTGAGAAGTCCGAGCAGTACGGCGACAAGAACCAAGTGAAGGGCTTCAAGCCCATCGCCGGGGGTGCGCCTGCTCCTCGCGTTGCGTCTACACCTGCCCCCGCCACCACGAAGGCCGCGCCTCCTTGGGCCAAAAAGTAACATTAACGCCGGGGCGGAAACGCCCCGGTTTTTTAGGGGATGGACATGAAAATACCTGAACGCGAAGACACCATTGAGAACTTGATCGACAAAGCGCATGAGGAAAACACCGAGCGCCCGCGCCCGCACATGGGGGCCTCAATGCTTGGGAGCGTTTGCGAACGCTGGATGTGGCTCTCGTTCCGTTGGGCGGTGCAGCCAAATTTTCCGGGCCGGATCCTGCGCCTGTTTCGCCGGGGGCACATGGAGGAGGCGAACATCATACGCGATCTCAAATTAATTGGGATTGAAGTACGCACTTTGACATCACAAGAGCGCGTAGATTTTGGCAACCATGTGTCTGGCAGCATCGACGCCATCATTGAGAGTGGTGTGCCGGAGGCGCCGAACAAGCAGCACATTGGCGAGTTTAAGACGCACTCATTGAAATCATTTAACGATGTGGAGGCGAAGGGTGTCGAAAAATCAAAACCTGAACATTACGCTCAGATGCAAGTCTACATGCACGGAACCGGTATTGACCGTGCTTTATACGTGGCAGTTTGCAAGGACAACGACCGCATCTACACCGAGCGCGTCCGGTATGACAAAGAGGTGGCGGAAAAGCTGGTCGCGCGCGGCAAGCGTGTGGCGCTTTCTGAACGTATGCCTCCGCCTATATCGACTGACCCGTCATGGTTTCAGTGCAAGTTCTGCGATGCGCATTCTTTCTGCCACGAAACGAAATTGACCAAGCACGTCAATTGCAGGACATGCGCGCACAGCACCCCCAAGGAGGACAGCACTTGGCGGTGCGAACGTTGGGAAAATGAAATTGCGCTAGAGTATCAGTATGACGGTTGCTCATCGCACACGCTGCACCCTGATCTGGTGCCGTGGCACATGTTTGATGGAAGCGACTGGATTGCCGTTTACGAAGTTGATGGCCACAAGGTCAGGAATGGCGAAGGCGAAACCAGCAGCCAAGAGTTGATTGACAACGCCTCGGGGTGCGCCAACCCGGTGGTAGGGAAAATGAAACAGATATGGCCTGGGGCCAAGGTGGTGAAATATGACCCAGCTTCGTGATTACCAACGCAAGACAATTGACGATCTCTACAATTGGTTCTCGGCAGGCAATGCGGGAAACCCCTGCATCGTCATGCCGACAGGTTCGGGCAAGAGCCACATCGTGGCAGCGCTTTGTAAGGAGGCGCTGCAAGCGTGGCCGGACCAGCAGATCCTTATGCTGACGCATGTGAAAGAACTGATTGAGCAAAACGCCGAGAAGCTTCGCCAGCATTGGCCCAACGCACCCATGGGAATTTACTCGGCGAGTATTGGCAAGAAGCACCTTGGCGAGCCCATAACCTTTGCCGGAATCCAGTCTATTGGAAAGAAGGCGAAGGAAGTCGGCCACGTTGATTTATTGATTATCGACGAATGCCATTTGGTCAATCACAAGGAAAGCGGGGACTATAGGACCTTCATTGACGAACTCACCAAGATCAACCCGGCGCTGCGGGTGGTGGGGTTAACGGCCACGCCATTCAGGCTGGGGCACGGCTACATCACCGACAAGCCAGCCCTGTTCGACGCACTGCTTGAGCCCGTCAGCATTGAGGAGATGATTTACAAAGGCTTTCTGGCCACGCTCCGCAGTAAGCACACAACGACGCAGCTTGACGTGTCCAACGTCAAAAAGCGCGGTGGCGAATACATAGAGAGTGAATTGCAGGCAGCAGTGGATACGGACGAGAAGAACCGGGCTGTTGTGGACGAAGTCATCAGCATGGCCGGTGATCGCAAGGCTTGGCTGTTCTTCTGCACAGGCGTGTCCCATGCGCGCCATGTGGCAAAGGTATTGATTGAGAAGGGCGTTTCTGCCGCCTGCGTGACCGGGGACACGCCAAAGAAGGAGCGGGAGCATATTCTGTCAGAATTCAAAGCAGGGCGGCTGCGGGCCCTCACCAACGCCAATGTGCTAACGACCGGGTTTGACTACCCCGACATTGATTTGATCGCCATGATGCGCCCTACAATGAGCCCCAGCCTCTATGTGCAGATGGCCGGTCGGGGGATGCGCCCGAAAAGCCATACTGATCACTGCATGGTGCTGGATTTTGCTGGCGTGGTATCGACACACGGGCCTATTACGGCGGTTCAGCCACCCAAGAAGCCAAAGCCTGGACAGGAAGGCGAAGCGCCAGTAAAGGCTTGCCCAGAATGCCATGAGTTGGTTCATCCGCGAGTTGAAATATGCCCTTGTTGCGGGTTTCAATTTCCTATCGCGCAAAAGAAGTTGAAGTTGCATCATGACGACATCATGGGGCTGGACGGCAACGAGATGGAAGTTAAAGATTGGCGATGGCGCAAACACATCAGTCGCGCCAGCGGGAAGGAGATGCTGGCGGTTTCGTACTACGGCGGCATTTCGGACCCAGCCATCATTGAGTATTTCCCGGTGACACATGAGGGGTATGCTGGGCAGAAAGCGGCGCAAACAATCTTTGCGCTTAGCTCTGCGTCAAGGGCTAAAATCAGTTTGACGGAGACTGATTTGGATGCAATGTCGATGGCGCTAAACACTGGAGCGCCTCCTAAAACCATTGAGTACAAAAAAGACGGAAAGTTCTTCCGCGTTATGAAAAGGAGCTGGGCATGAGACACGAAAAGCCAGAAGAGTTGATTGCGCATGAAAAGATGATGAAGGATCTGTTCGCCAAAGGGCCACCAAAGTTTTGCTACAACTGCATGAATTATAGCGGTGATGGCAGGTGCGGCATGTTTGACATGGAGCCGCCAAAAGAGTTCACTCAAGTGGCAAACCAGTGCGACGAATGGTTTATGGAGCCGCCGTTTTGACAGATAAAATTCCAACAGAGCATGAAGAACAGCGCGAGGTGGTGAAGTGGTTCCGCCAGACGTTTTTGGGGGTTCGAATTTTTGCAATTCCAAATGGAGGAGCGCGTAGCATCACCACGGCAGCAAGGCTGAAGGTTGAAGGCGTCAGCGCTGGTGTCCCTGATCTTTATGTGCCTGCCTGGAAGCTTTGGATTGAGATGAAGCGGGTGAAAGGTGGCGTTGTTGATAAAAGCCAGAAAGATTGGCACGAGTACTTGACCTCAATTGGAGACACGGTCATCCTCTGTCGTGGCGCTGACGAAGCCAAGCAAATGATCCAACAAGCCAAACCAGTTTAAACCCAGTTTAACGAAAGGAGTGTAAATGCGTTTTGAAATCATCATGAACATGCCCACCAGAGGCGGTTTTGATAAGATCAGTGAGCCAATTCACCGGATCATTGTCGAGCACCCCGCAAAATCTCTTGAAGACTTCGTGCATGTTCTCATGAACTATGACTTCGTCATTGTCGAAGAGTTCTATCCCGGCAAGTTCAGTAAAGAGTACGAAAGCCATGGGCTGATTGCCCTCAACCACCGATATGTCGGTAAAATCAAACAATGGGACAGAAAGCAATGAACCACAAAGACGTGCTCTACAAAGCAGCCGAAACGCTCAATGAGCGAGGCGCTAATTATGGCGACAAAGACTACAATGAATATGACATTTCTGTGGTCATGGAGGCGATAAAACTGGCAAGACGCCGCGCAAACCCTACGCTTGCTGATAACTACATCGACAATGTAAACTATACCGCTTTCTCGGCGCAGTTTGCCCTGAAAGATACCGAAGGAGAGAAACCCGCTGCCGTGGCACCGCAGCCAGTCGATGAGGACACAGCATATGTTCAAGACATCAGCGTACACTTTGACGGGACTAGCACTACTGTCATCGCCAGTCCTGGCCACTGAGGAAGACGCAGGTTCGTTCTGGCGCGAAGAAGCCATGAAGAGCGAGTTTGTTAAACCTGCAAAGGTTGCCGCATCTCAGAAGAAGAGAGTTGTGATCGACCAAATCACCACAGTGGTGAGGAAAGAACTCGGCGAGCAATGGGTTGAGAGCGCCCTCAAGATCGCGAAGGTTGAGAGCGGTTATCAGTGCAACGCAAAGGGACCGAAGACCCGTCATGGCCACGCAAAGGGGGTCTTTCAACTGATTGATTCCTCGGCGCGCACCCTGGGCTTCGACCCCCGCAAAATGTACGACTGTAATGAGAATATCGCGGCGGGAGTCGCCCACATGAAGGTCTGCATCAGGTATGGCGTGAAGGACCCTCGGGGCATGGCTGCTTGCCACGTCGCTGGCTGGAACCATTGGAACGTGAAGCTTGCGCGTCAACATGAGAGGTACAAGCAGCGTTACATCAACATGGCGTCAGCCTAGCAAGGGGGAGCTTCGGCTCCCCCATTACCCAACGAGCCCAACATGAAGGAAAAACAGAACGACATAATGAGCCTGCGGTGGTGGTCATGCCGTTATATAACCAACAACGATATGAGTCGGCCCGAATATTGCTGTGAGACGGTGGTGAGGGGGTCGTACTGCAAGCAGCACGCAAAATTGTGCTACCTCCCTCCCAAGAAAAACGATTTGTTAAGGAGTACCGAGTAAGTTGTTCTTGCAGCCCAAGAGGAACGCGGTATGATTCAGAACAAACTGAGAGCAACCAAGACCAATCATGACGATCAACCTGGCACATGGCAAACACCGATCAACCCTGATGGTGAAGAGGCCGCCAACTACATCCAGAACATGATTGAACGTATGGGGCACGTTGTTAAGATAGCCCTTGATCACGTTTACGACGACGCAACCAGAAAGCAGATAGAGGCCCACGCATATGCGGCAATCAAAGGAGTCCAAAATGAAAATGGCGCAGTATTGGGAAGCACAAGAAAACCGCTGGCACGATAAGTATGTTGAGGCCGAGGGCCTGCTGGACCAGCTTGAGGTCAAGATCTGGAACCAGGCCAGCAGGATTGAATTTCTGGAGGGAGCTCTCAGGGAGATCACCAAGGTCAACAACAAGCGTGATCGTTACAGTAGTGAGATAGATGGTATTGTCATTGCTGCCTTGGGAGAGAATAATGTCTGACGTTCTGATGGATCTCAACGCCCATTACAAGGCCGTCAGGGCCCGCCTGAACGCAGGGCCGCCACCCAAGCCTCAACTA